GGAAGTTGACGGGAGGGCGATTGTAGGTGCCTGTACGAAGGTGAGTTTCTGCAAGTTTGCACAGTGTGTCCAGGCCGCGGGCTATTTGGTCAGCACCCATGCCGCGCAGATCCATGGCGTCAGGATTGTTCTTAAGGTCTTGGCTTAAGTGGCGGGCGAGCACGACGTCTTGTAAGGTCAGGTTGTACGCAAATGAGTGCGGTACTACTGGACGGGCAGGGAGAGGCTGGTAAGCAGCTCTATACTGCTGGATGTTGTTGAATCCGGCATGCAAGGCGGCTGCGGCGTTGAGTAATGAACCCTCAAGGCGAGCGTAGGCTTGATTCCAAGTCTTAATAGGCACATTGAGCACGTCTGCTATTTCCACGCGAGGCACTTGTCGAGAAATATACCCTACCATAGCGTGGGCTGGGGCCGCCACGGTTGGAGCGTTGGCCGAACAGTTGGCATGGTCTGTCAGATGGTACAGGCCGTTGGGCGTTGAGGTCAGAAAGAACTGTGCGACAGGCCAGCCAGGTACGGGAGGTTGCTCCAAGATGGGCATTTGACGCGCGCTATATACAGGTGGGCGTGGTGGTTGAGCCGCTCCGCGAGGACAGTTATCGGCATTGTAAACGGCCTCACGCATTGTCACGCCAAGACCAAAATGTGAGAAAACCAGATTGAGGTCCGAACGCGGTACAGCGCCATTTCCGAAGTTGACACGGTATTGCGGGGTTTGGAATGCCATCCAATTGCAAAAGAGCGTCGCCGGAAGCATGCCGAGTGCCGTGCCTAAGCAGTCCCACACGCAGTCGAAACCGGCTTGTGGGGCCATAGGAGGTGGGTCAGTCAGTAGGCGGCGAAAGGTGTTCAGGTCGAAGCCGGAAGGTAGATGTTTGAAGCGCTGCAAGGGGTCGCGAGGTTGCACAGGCGTCAAAGGTCGAATCGGTTGGACAGGTGCTGCTGGGCGAGGGATTAATTGCAATGGGATGTTGGCAGCTTGGGCCGGCACGTATCGACGGCCGGGGCGAAGTGGCG